TCGTGTTTTCCGTGAACAAGAGGGCATTCCCCGTAACTACCACGAAGAGCCAGTCCTTTATGGATTTGGAGCCGCGCCCCAGTTGCCTGACGGTACTCCCGTTAGCTACCAACAAGGTGGTGTACTCTTCCTCCAACGCTATGTCTACAATGTGTATGGCCTCGCCTTCGCATTGACCAAAGTGTTGGTTGAAGATGGCGACCACATCCGTATTGGTCAAGTGTATGCTCGTCACCTCGCCCAATCACTGATTGAGACTAAAGAAACTCTCTGTGCAAACATTTTGAACAGAGCCTTCAATAGTTCTTACGTTGGTGGTGATGGCGTGTCACTTGTGAACACTGCTCACCCAATCGTGAATGGTACATTCAGCAACCAATTGGCTACATCAGCTAACCTGTCTCAGACATCTCTCGAACAGATGTTGATTCAGATTCGTCAAGCTGTGGACAACAATGGTAAGAAGATTCGTTTGGTTCCACGCCAATTGGTGGTGGCCCCCGGCAACATCTTCCAAGCTGAAGTATTGTTGAAATCTGTGTTGCGTACTGGTACAGCAAACAATGACTTGAACCCTGTTAAGTCAATTGGTTTGTTGGACGAGGGTGCCGCAGTGATCTCTCGTTTGACATCAGCCACAGCATGGTTCGTTCAAACTGACGCTCCCGAAGGCATGAAGCTTTTGATGCGTCGTCGTTTGGAGAAGACCATGGAGGGTGACTTCGAGACTGACTCTATGCGTTACAAGGCTACTGAGCGTTACATCCCCGGATGGACTGACCCACGTGCCATCTTCGGTACTGCAGGCGTATAAGCCAAGTGGGGAGGGGCTAAAACCTCTCCCCTTTTTTTAAACTGATCAAGCTTTTCATGGAGAAGATCAAATGCCTCAATTTTCAGACGACCTATTCCTAGGGTCAGCACCAGCATACGTTGGCACAAACACCAACAGCAATTTAGGAAATCCCTCACCAATGTCAGTTGGTTTTGGCCCAATGGGTCGTGTGTATCTCTATGACACCACGCCAGCCGCCGCAACCACTGCCGCTGTCTTGGCCGCTAAGACTCCAACACAAGCTACTACTTACAGTGGTACAGCCTTGGCCTATGGCACAGGTGGTACAACACAAGTATTGCGTACTGATGGAACTACGGTTACTCAGCTCGACTATCCTCGTGCCCTGTCAGTGACTACTGGAACTGGTTCACCAACCAACTCTGTAGTGACTATCACTGGCTACGACTATTATGGTCAACCCATGTCTGAGATTATTCAGACTGGAACTACACAATCAACAACTGTAAAGGGACGTAAAGCGTTCTTCCAAGTGTATTCTGTTGCTTTCTCAGCCGCCACTGCAGTTGCAGTCTCAGTTGACACAACAGCAATCATTGGTTTGCCAGCTCGCATCAGCGACGAGGCTTACATTGTTGACACTGGATTCACTGGTTCTGTGGACGTTGATGTTGGTACATTGGCTTATGGCTACTACAGCAATACGACAAGCTACAACACTCAGTCGATCACGAACTTTACGGCCGCTACGCCCGGTGTGATCACAGTGGGCTACGCTCCTCCAAGTGGAACTTTGGTTCAATTGACAGGTTCTTTGGGAACCTTGACTGGTGTTTCCTTGAACACAACCTACTGGTGGACATATGTTTCATCAACAACAGGTAAGTTGTCAACAACTCAAGCTAACTACCTTGCAGGAACTTACGTTGCCACTGGTGGTACAACCATCACTTCAGGCATGAGCTTGGTTCCCCAGTTTGTATCTACACCTGTCACACCTGACGTTCGTGGTACATACACACCTGCTGGCACATTGAATGGGTATAACAAGCTTGTTATCACTATTGGTTTGACAGCTATTCAAGTTGGTCCCAATGCAACCACAACTGGTTTGCTTGGCATTACCCAAGCCTAAGGAGAAATAAACCATGGCTAAATCAATGAAGGGTGCAGGTGGCTTCAGCCAAATGCCCAAAATGATGACAGATGAGCCTTCAGTTATTCTGAAGCTCAAAAAAGGTGGTCACGTTTCCATGAAACACAAGAAGGCAGAACATGGTCACAAGACCATGGAACACCATCTTGACGGTGGAATGGCTGGCAATGCTATTCGTGGTTTGGTGCCTGCTTTGGCTGGTGCATCTCCCATGAAGCCTTCTATGGCTATGCGTCGCAAGGCCATGGCTACTCCCATGATGAAGAAGGGTGGAAAAGCTCACCACAAAGATGGTGGTGATGTTGCTCAAGACAAAGCCATGATCAAAAAGGCTTTCAAGGAGCATGACGCCCAAGAGCACAAAGGTGGTAAGGGTACCCATTTGACCCTCAAGCATGGTGGTAAAGCTCATCACAAGTTTGCCAAAGGTGGTTCAGTTGGTGACGGAATGGCTAAGAAATTAGACAAATTCGAGACTAAGACTACCATTGAGAACGATGAGAAGCCTTATGTTGAGACCGAGATGCATGAAGCCAAGCGTGACAAAGTCCATGGTACTGGAGCTGTCAAAGAGGGTAATGCAGGTGGCTACAAGCATGGTGGTAAAGTTCACCACAAAGCTGGTGGTAAAGTGCATCACGTTTCTGGACATCCAGAAGGCTCCATGGAGCATCACAAGCATATGGCTAAACACCACGCCAAAATGCACAAAGAAGGTGGTTCTGCTCATCACAAAAAGATGATGGAACACCACAAAGCCATGTGCAAGGGTGGTAAATATGCTACTGGTGGTTCAGTTCCTGCTGAAACCAACGAGAGCGATACTAGGGGTAGGATCGTAATGGGTGGAACCATTGAGGGCAATGAGCACGATTACGAAAATACTTTAGTTCACCAAGGTAGACGTGACACTGCTCACGGTACAGGTGGCGTGGATATGGCTAACGATGGTGGCTATAAGCATGGTGGCAAGGCACATCACAAGCATGGTGGTAAACATCACTATGCCCATGGTGGTCGTGTACTAGGTGCTGAAGACAACGTGACTACTACGCCTAAGGGCAAAACACACACCAAAACTGGTGAAGTGATGGAGTCCAATGCTGGTGGATTCAAGCGTGGAGGTCATGCCGTAAAAAAGCACTTCGCCACGGGGGGCACTGTTAATAAACAGGGTTCTGCCGTGGTAATGCCCCAAGCTAGAAAGCCTGCTTCCAGACCAGTTCACATCAACGAGCTGTCTGGCACCTTCAAGAAAGGTGGCAGAGTAAAAAAGTTTGCTGACGGGACAGATGAAAACGATTTGTCTCGTGGTGGATATGACTCTGTAGCAAAGCAGGAGACTGCTGATAACTTAGCGATGAGAAACATGATGTTAGACCCCATTAGAAAGGGCTACAACATGGTCAAATCAGCTATAGGTATGGGTAGCACTACACCACCTGCTGGAAGCGTTACAAAGACTGTTAAACAAGTTTCTGTGACTCCTCCACAAAAGCGTCGTGGTGGCAGTATCAAGCGTTAAATAAGGTGGGGGCTTAGGCTCCCACTCTTTAAGGAATACATCATGAGTAATGGAATTGTTGCTTCAGTAACACGAGCAGGTGCGTATGAGCCATTTGACCTTCAAGTAGCAAGAGGTCAAATTTATGGGCACAGCGTTGTTAGCCTTTTTGGTTATCAATCTTCAGTAACCACAACTGCGATTCCTATTTGGGAAAATGCAACTACATACACATACATAACATCAGCATCAACTTTGTCGTTGGTAAGTACCTCTGCGTCTGATGATACGTCTGCAAAAATTTTAATCAGTGGATTGGATTCAAGTTTTAATCCAATTTCTGAAACATTGGCAATGAATGGAACTGGTGCAGTTACAACTGTAAACAGTTACTTTAGAGTTAATAGTTTGTTGATGGTCTCGCCCGGCACTGGGCAAAGCACCAATGTTGGAACCATCACATTGAAACAATCTTCAAACATTGTTGCCCAAATCAATGTTGGTATTGGCAAATCACAAAGCACTATTTACACAGTTCCTGCTGGTTACACTTTCTATTTAGACCTTGCTGAAGTTAATAGTTCAAATAGCTATACTGGAAGCACGATCATCACTTACAAAGTGCAAGCAATCAACAATGCAACTGGCGTTAAATTGGCTGTTCTACAACAACCATTTGTTTCTATTTACACAGCTTCAAGAGCATCTGATCCTTTTGCTTACGCAGAAAAGACAGATATTCAATGGCAGTTGAGCACAAATACTGGAACCATAGCCGCAGGCGTTATTGTTACTGGTAAGTTGATTCAAAATAATAATGCTGTAACAGGTTCAGGTTCATAATGCCTAGCAAATCGCCTGCTCAACATCGACTGATGGAGGCCGCTGCCCACACCAAGGGTGGCTTTGGTGGCGTCCCCCAAAAAGTTGGCAAAGAGTTCGTCAAAGCTGATGAGGGGAAGAAAATGGCAAAAGGTGGCTTGTATGCCAATATCCATGCTAAACAGGAGCGGATAGCCCATGGATCAGGCGAAAAAATGCGTCGTGTCGGAGCTAAGGGTGCCCCAACCAAGGAAGCCTTTATTGAGTCAGCTAAAACTGCGAAGAAAAAAGATGGTGGTGGCGTCAACTTGGCTGTCAGTCGTGGTGAAAAATTATCGACAGACAGGGGTGCTGGACTAACTGCCAAGGGCAGAGAAAAATACAATCGAGAGACTGGTAGCCATCTCAAAGCACCCCAGCCTCAAGGTGGCTCAAGAAAAGATTCATTTTGTGCCCGCATGAGCGGTGTTGTTAAGCATTCAAGTGGAGATGCGCCAAGAGCTAAGGCATCATTGAAGCGTTGGAATTGCCCCGGTTGGTAAGGAAAAAACATGGCTTTCTCAGGAACCGTAAGCACCACAGTGATAAATACGCAGACGGTCATTGACCATGCTGTGCGTCGTTGTGGAAAATTAGCTGAAGAGATCACTGACGAGCAACAACAGTTTGCAAGAGAAAACTTGTATTTTCTTTTGTCAAACATGATCAACCGTGGAATACAGTATTTTGCCATCCAAAAGACCGTTGTAGGCTTGATCGCAAACCAGTATGAGTATTTGTTACCTTTGGGTGCAAACGACGCTCTAAACGTCTTATATCGCCAATTGGCAAGACCTTCTGGAGCTTATACATCTGGTGCTGGTGGCGTTGTTGCCAACATCAGCGATGGAAACACATCGACTTACTGCCAACAGACTAACCCAAATAGCTATTTCCAAGTCGATTATGGGACATCAAACCCCCAATACATTGGCTCCATAGGCATCATGCCTTATGTGGCGAACTTTGGAACAGCAACTTGGAGCTACTATTTGCAAGCTTCGAGCGATGGGGTGAACTGGCAGACCATTTACACAGGTACAAATGTGACTGTGACTGATGGGCAGTGGATATGGCAAGATGTGGACCCGGGGTTCAACGTCGAGTTCTACCGAATCCAAGCCTTCAATGGCACAACTTTGGCCCTCAGAGAGTGGTTTTTGGGCAATAACAGCACTGAAATTGAGATGTCTCGCCTAAACAGGGACGATTACACCAATCTTCCTAACAAAAATTTCACTGCTAACCAGCCTTTTCAGTATTATTTCCAACGAACCATCAATCAGCCTACCATGACGCTCTGGCCTGTGCCAAATACGTCATTTGTGCAGATGACTGTGTGGTATTCAGCCCAGATTGAGGACGTTGGAACGCTTCAACAGCAGTTAGCTATCCCACAAAGGTGGTATGAGGCCACTATTTTCATGCTAGCTCACAGAATGAGCTTGGAGTTGCCACAAGTTGACCCAACTCGCATAGCTTATTTGGAAAAAATGGCTGATAAGTTCCTTGTTGATGTGGAAAATGAAGAACGTGACAGGTCTCCTGAATACTTTTCACCTAACATAAGTGTATATACTAGATAAAAGTATTAAAAATGAATGTTATTTCAAGATCACAAGCTAAAGAAAAAGGATTGACCCGTTACTACACGGGCAAGCCTTGTTTGCGTGGTCATGAAACGGAAAGAGCAACAAGAAATGGTGAATGCTTAGGTTGTGCGTTACTTAGGCTTAATGATTGGAGAAAATCTAATCCTGAAAAACGAGCAGAACATAGAAGAAAACATAAAGAACTGCACCGTGATATAGAAAATCAACAGCATAAACAATGGTTGAATGCCGATCCTGAAAGAAAAGAAAAGTATCGACTTCAAAAGAATGAGGCAACTATTGCTTGGCAAAAAAACAATCCTGAAAAAAGATTGAAAAATGTTCAAAAATATCGAGCAAGCAAAATAGAACGTATGCCTGCTTGGTTATTGCCAATAGATAATTTTGAAATGGAATGTATTTATAAATACTGTTCAGTTCTTAATTCAATTGGACTCAAATATCATGTGGATCATATAATTCCCATGAAGGGTGAATCTGTATCTGGTATGCACGTTCCTTGGAACTTACAAGTCATACCTGCTATTGACAATATCCGAAAAAACAATCGTTTGGAGGTTGTCTAATGCCTATATTCATTGATACTCGTGGGATGTCAGATATATCTATTGCGATATGCGATAGATGTAAGATGAAGCGTCCCCATGCAGAGATGAGTATGGACTTTAACTTCCCCGGCCTCCGAGTGTGTGCCCAAGGCTGTAAGGATGAAAAGGACCCATATAGGTTGGCGGCTCGGAAGACGGAACGCATCAACATTCGTTTTCCCAGACCTGATACCAACATTGACGTGGTGCCAGACGCAATCATTGAAACTGGATACGGTCAGTGGGAATTGTCACCAGAAAATAATACACAAACACCATCAACAAATGGTAATCTAGATACACTAAGTCCAAGTCCACCTGAGAACCAATAACTATGGCTAATGTAACCATAACCCAACTCCCAGTAGCAGGTGCCCTAACAGGCTCTGAAGCTGTTCCTGTTGTCCAAAATGGGGTGACGGTACAGACGACGACAGGTGCTATTCAGGCTACCTCAAACCTGAGCACATATAGCTTTTTGACGGTCAATGCTACGCCTGCATTGCCTTCATCACGTTATTTGACCACAGGTACAGGTTTGGGATTGACTGATGGTGGTGCAGGGTCAAGCTATCAAATCTATTTGAATGGTACTTCTGGTTCCTTAGAGGCATCAGGTGTTGGCGTGATTGCCAAGACAAGTGCAGGAACCATTACGCCTAGAACAATCACGGTTACAGGTTCTGGCCTATCGATTACCAATGGTAATGGAGTAGGTGGTAATCCAACGATTACAACGAGTGGGGTGTTGGCAAATTTTGCCGCAGTCTCAGGCACTGGCCTCCTCTCAGTCAATGGCACCACCATAGGCTACAAAACCATCACAGGAACCTCTGGTCAAATTGCTGTTACCAATGGCGATGCTTCGACTGGTAACCCAACAATTGGTTTGACCAC